TAGGAGGTGGTTTTACAAAGCAGGATTCTCCTTACAATGCCTTCGGGTTCTTCCGCTAATCAGGAGCAAAAATGAACCAACGAATTATTTATCCTACTGATGACGGCGGTGTAGCAGTCATTGTTCCTTCTGCTGAATATCTTTCAAACCACACCATCGAAGAACTAGCCGCAAAAGATGTTCCTGCGGGAAAGTCTTACCAAATTATTGATGAGGCTGACGTTCCTTCTGATCGTACATTCCGAGAAGCATGGGAGTATGCCGAATGATTGTAATCAACATTGACAAAGCCAAAGGCATTGCCCACGAGATTCGACGTGCAAAACGTGCCGAGGAGTTTGCGCCGTATGATGAAGTAATTATGAAGCAGATCCCCGGCAATGACGCAGTAGAAGCAGAGGCGGCACGACAGGCTATCCGTGATAAGTACGCAACGATTCAAGCCAATATTGATTCTGCCCCCGGCGTGAATGAAGTTAAGTTTGTAATTGACAACATATAGAGATTAAACTATGGCACTAGAAAGCGGAACATATATAAAAGATTTAGTTAGCACCAACCCGCCGGGTACTGATGCTATTTCACAAGGCGATGACCACATCCGCCTTATTAAATCTGTACTAAAGAATTCATTTCCTTCAAACAGTAATGCTCCTATTGTGCCTGATATCTCTGGCAACGGAGACAAATACCTACAGGTAAACTCTGGCGCTACTGCTACCCAGTGGGTTACTCTTGATGTTGATGCGTTAACTCGCCGCAAAGGTGAATTGCATAGATCAAGATTTGAAAAGGTAGGATCAACTACCTTAAGAATTCATTCAGGTGTTTATGATCTTGATGCAAAAGGAAAAAATGTATCTTGGGATTCCTACCTTGACAAGGGGTTAAGTGGTACAAACGGATGGAGATATATTTATCTTGATTACTCTAATATTACTGGAACTACTGTAACTGCTTCTGGGATTTTAGAAAGTGGCACACAACCTACTTATAATGAATCAAAGCATGGCTGGTACAATGGCGATGACCGTTGTATTTTATGCGTTTATGTTTCTGGCGGTTCAATATATAATTTTTATCATGATGGGTCGGATCATATTGAATATCAAGATGATGTAGATCATTCTTTTGTTAAATCTACTAGTTACGTTACTGTAACTGTGCCGCCTCTTGGCTCTGTTGGCAATAGAGGTGCAATTTTTGGTGAGTTTACTTTTAAACTTTATGCGGAAGGAGATGATACCAATAGTGCTACTTTTTATGTTTCTGCGGCAGAGGGGTCTGGTCATTTGTTGGGAACTGTAGAGGGTGGTGACACATCAACAACAGATGAACACGTTTCTGGAAATAAACGTATTGCTTGTTACAAAGCAAATTCAACGACTATGCAAATTTATGTTATTAAAAGCGGTGGATCGGCAAATATTAGTTGCACTACATATACTAACGGCTGGTATTTACCAGTAGGTATGTAAATGCCACTAGTACCATTTGAAAACGTAGGCTCTCTTGGAATTATCCAAGACACGCCTCCGTATAACTTACCACAAGGCGCATGGTCTGACGGCAACAACGTAAGATTCCTTGATAACGGCGTAAAGAAAATCGCTGGTTACAAGGAGGTTATGGCTACCTGTCCGTTTGCCCCGTATTACATTACTCCATACCTTGCGGCTGATGGCACATATTATTGGGTAGCATTTGGTCTTACTGATATTGCAGTATGGGATGGAACGGTATGGACGGATGTAACACGACAAAATACCCTTACTTTAAATGGACACGTTAACAAAAACTCTTCCAGTATTACAGTAGATACTGGCACAGTATTAGATTCTTTGGCTTCTAGCGGAACACTGTTTGTTGGTACTGATACAACAGAAGATGATGATGAAACGTCTGGTAATATATTTGAAGAACTAACCTACTCATCTGTTAATACTTCAACTGGTGTAATTACTTTATCATCTAATAATTTATATCACCATACAGATAACGCTGTTGTTACCCCAAGTCAAACAACAACTACGTCTGATTGGGATTATCAATCTAACGATCAAAGCAGAAAGTGGTCTTCTACTAATTTAAATGGATTGTTAGTCGCTACAAATGGTGTTGATCCACCACAAATGTGGCCTCTTAATGCTGGTATTCCTAATGTTGCAAATCCTTTTATGGAATTGCGTAACTGGACAGCGCCGGGACATTCTTGCAAATCAATAAGATCGTTTAGAACTTTTCTTATTGGCCTTAATTGGAGTAGAACTAACGAAGAACCTCGTTTAGTTAAATGGTCTACTGAAGCGTCGTTTGGTAATCCGCCTTCAACATGGTCAGAAACAGATGCTATTCTTGATGCTGGTGAGTATGAATTGTCAGACACAGAAGGTGAGATTGTGGATGGGTTGCCTCTTGGCGACTCGTTTATGATCTATAAAAACGATTCTATTTATGTAATGAACTATGTGGGAACTCCATACATATTTTCATTTAAATTGTTGTCACCTACTATTGGCGCACTGTCTAAAAATTCTATTGCAGAGTTTGAGGGCGGGCATTTTTTTATTGGCAACTCTGACTGTTATGTTTGTAACGGACAAACAGTAACAGCGCTTCTTCCAAATAAAATGCGACGGGCCATGTTTGATAACTTAGATGGTGATACTTACGAAAGATGCTATGTTGTAGCAGATTACGTTAGAAATGAAATGCTTGCTTGCTTTCCCAGTTCTGACTCAACAACAATTGATAGAGCATTAATATGGAACTGGAAAGACAACACATTTTCATTTAGAGATATGCCGGATGCGGCTCATGCTAATCACGGAATTATTGATATTACCGCTGGTGCAACATGGGATGCTAGTTCTGATTACTGGAACACAGGGTCAGGCGCTTGGGGCGAAAGAAACTACGACAGCGTAAAAGAAAATTTAGTATTTTGTGACATTACAAATACTAAAGTTTATCGAGATAATTTTGGTAACAAAAAAGATACTGCTAATATGACATCGTATGTTGAGCGTACTGGGCTTGATCTTAATGACCCTCAGTCTGTAAAGTTTGTATCTGCAGTGTACCCCCAAATTGAAGTAAGCGGTGACAATACAGTTAACGTGTATGTAGGTAGGCAAATGTCTCCAGAAGGCGGTGTAACGTGGGAAGGGCCAACAGTCTTTAACCCAAACACTCAGTCTAAAGTGTCGTGTAGAGTAAGTGGTAAATACTTTGGTATTAAAGTAGAGTCAACTACAGACATTGATTGGAAGTTACATGGCGTTGCGTTTGAGGTACAACAACGAGGAATAAGGGGATTAAGATCATATGGCTAATGCACCATCAAAAGTAGTAAAGTCTGTAAACCGATGGACTCCTAACCCTGCGCCAGTAAACAACGAAAATCTATCAGACTATTTGTACCACGAACTTAACAGACTGTCTGATGTTCTTTTTAATATTGATGTTATGAGACTGGAGCCTACTCATCGTGATCCATCTGATAACTATGGGAAACCAAGAGCGGGAGATATAAGATATGCAGATGGCACGGACTGGAATCCTAGCGGCAGTGCTGGCATTCATTGGTACAACGGCACTAGTTGGTCTAAACTTTAGTATTGCAGATTATAAATCTACCTTTCTGATTAACGGTGCTGAGTACAGCACGTTGTCATGGCTGGCCCCCGATACGGCTACGGAGAAGTGGACGTTAGCCACTTTAAACAAAATCATTAACAATGGAGATACCTACGCCGATGTCATGGCGAGAAGTACCGCCAAAGACTTTGGATATGTAAATGGGATTGATAGGGATTATTGGCGCAACCGCCTTAACAGGTTGCGTAGTAGCGGCATACAGCCCGTCGTATGGCTCGTTTCAGACGATTCTCCAGATGTTTATAAACTGGGTTTACAGAATCAGATTGATTACCAAAATAAAGTTGTTGATGCGGTTGACGATCTTGTTAGCCATTATGTTGTTTGTCTTGAGTGCGATGAATATTACAGTGCTGGGCAGGTTAACACTCTTATAAAAGAGTTGCGTAAGAAGGGTGTCAACAAGCCTATTGGTGTTCACCTAACCCCCGGAGTCAAGCCAGAATACTATGCCGAAGCAGACGTTATCTACCTCCAAACAGGATTTAATCTTACAGAACAACAGTTCAGAGCCAGCATCGAAGAAGCCCTTCGGATTGGAAAACCAGTTGTCGTATCTGAGTACCACATGGACGGAACGACAGCAAGAGCAAGAGCGTTTGGAGACATTGCTTGCTCGTATGCGGGAGTCGTCGGAACAGGAAACGGAAGAGGTAATACCGTCTGTGGGTCTTTGGTAGAGGACGCAAAAAAGAAAGACGAGTGGGATCGCATACAAGAGTTTGCTAAAAAAAACGAAACAGAACTTATGATGTTTGCTGTACTTCTGTTAGCCGCATATGACAAGTTTGGTTTTGATGAACCACTACCGTTTATGGTGCGATTTAACTACGCTACAGATAATGGATATGAGGTTATGTTGCTTGCCCCTGTCGCTGATGACTTGGATGCAGGTGTAACTTACGACAACAACGGCAGAGTAATGCTGTTTGGGAATAAAAGATTTTGATAGCGGGAATTGTAGACGTAAAGGATGTTCAGCACATATGGCATAAGGTAGAGCCTATGCTTGATAAGGTGTGCAACAGAAGTCAGGGGGAACTACTTGCCAAAGATTATCTGCCATACATTATGGATGGGGATGCTCATTTGTGGGTTGCTGTAGAGGATGGCAATATTATTATATCTATGGTGACTCAGTTTATAGAGTATCCGCAAAAGAAAATTCTTCGCGTCACCGCTATTGCCGGAGAAAAGTTTTCAGAGATTCACGAAAAGTTTAACGATATGTTTGAGTCATTTGCTATAGACAATGGATGCACGGCTCTTGAACTATGGGGTAGAAAAGGATGGAAAAAAATGTTACCAGAATGGAATGATTCATATATTGTTTACACTAAAGAAATAAAAGAGAGGATGCACTAATGGCAGACAGTAATCTCTATGAAAGAGACCCAAACCTTACATTCAGCGAGCCAACCACACCATCTGGAAGATTTGCTAGCGGTATTTTAGGTTCATTGTTAAATCCAATTATTAAACCATCGGCTGACAATCGAAGAAGCGTAGTAGACAACACAGGACAACTGTGGAGAGAAGCGGATGCCGGTAGTGGTATATATTACAAATTCGGAACAAGAGGGTTTGCCTCAGTAAATCTTGGCGCATCTTCTCCTTCAAGCCCTTCAAGTGGCTCAGGAACAAGCGGGGGAAGTGTTGGTTACTCTGAGGGAACTGGTGGAATGTTGGGAGGTGGAAACTTTGACACATCTGGAAACCCCATAGGCCCATACCCTTTTGAAAATGTTTTCTTTCCCCAGTTGACTCAAGCATACGAAAGGCCAGCAGGAAATGACTACAGAAACTTATTTGCATCATACGGATTTACCGGGCCTTTGGCCCAGATGGAAGGCGCTTATGAGCCGGGAACAGTAGAAGGCGCGGCTTTAGTACCCGGCGGTATTCTTGAGTACCAGCCACCAAGACTTAACACTGGACTTCCTACATTTGTTGGTAATCCATATGGATCGTTACAATTACCAGACAATTGGGAGGAACTTCTTACATTAGGAGAAGAGGAGGAAAGAGAAGGCAGTAGTAGAACTTCTGGTAGAAGGGCGGCCAACCATCCAGAGACAAAAAATATTCCCGAAGGTCAAACTTATTCTTACTCAGGGACTAGCGGAATACCAACGGTAACAGGATAATTTAAAAGAGGATATAGATATGGGTGGAGGACAACCACAAGTCGTAACGACTAACACAGCGCCGTGGAAGGGACAGCAAAAGTATCTTCTTAAAGGCTTTGACATGGCTGAACGTATGTTCAACGATGTCCCTAACTACTACCCCGGAGAAACTGTTGCAGGATTTGACCCGCTACAGACTAGGGCGCAGGAAGAGACTATTGGCTATGCGTTAGGCCCAAGAGCGCAAGCACAGCAGGTTGGTGCAGAAGAGGCTTTGCTCAGAGGTCTTGGTGGACAGACAGGATTTACACCTCAACAAACAGCAGACCTTCTCGCCGGTAATGTTCGCACTGGCGCTGGCACTCCTTATCAGGCAATGGCAGATGCGCTGTCTGGTGACGTAGTAAACAGGCTACAGGGTAGCGTACTTCCGGGTATTAGACAACAGCAGGTAATGTACCAACCGGGTGGTTCCAGCCGCGCCGCGCTTGAACAGAATAAGGCTGTCACATCAGCGGTTAAGCAGGGCCTTACGACTCCTCTTGCACAGATGTACAGCAATGCGTATCAAACAGCGCAGGGCATGAGACTGCCTGCCGCGCAACAACGAATCAATCAGCAGGCAACCGCTATGGGTATGTATCCATCCATCATGTCTGCACCTCTTAGTATGTACGGTGCTATTGGTGACATCGGCGCACAACGCAGGGCGCTTACTCAGGCCACTATGGACGCTGATATGGCTCGATATCAGTATCAGGCTACCGCACCTCAACAGGCTTTGGCTAACTACATGAACGCCATTCAAGGCAACTACGGTGGGCAGTCTTACCAGACATCGCCCGGCCCGTCTGCTCTCGATCAGGCCGGTCAGATTCTAGGTCTGGTTGGCACTGGGGTGGCACTTGCTGGCTCTGACCGCAGAATCAAGAACAACATTGTTCCAGAGGGTAGCAAATGGAAGGGCTTGAATGTCTACTCCTTTAACTACATCGGAGATGATACTCCGCGCAGAGGTGTAATGGCGCAAGAGGCAGAGGTTCTTTATCCTCACGCTGTGCATGAAGTTGGCGGCATCAAGTTCGTGGATTACGGAGCAATCTAATGGCTGGTGGTATGCAACCTAATGTCGGTTTAGGCGCTGGTGTTGCGCCTACTAATAACCTTGTTGGCGCTTATAAAATGCCAGATGTTTCTGAGAATATGAGAAGAGCAACAGGAGTAATGGGCATGGGAGATTTACCGCCTGCGACAACAGCCGACCAAATGAGTGAGAGATGGCAGATGTTTGCAGGAGATGAGAGTATAGGCTCTTATAAATACGGAACTTTAGAAAGTGAACGAGACCTCAATATGCGAAGGGCAGGAGGCTTTGAGCCAAAGTTTATAGGCAATCCTGAATCGGGTAACATAAAGGCGGTTGGCAAGTATACGCAATCAGAGGTTGATGAACTTAAAGAAGAGTATAAAAAACAAGAGGAAATACTGGCGGCACAACGACAACAGTTTGCCGAACTTGCGGCAGGTAGCGGAACACCACAGCCAAGAGGCGCTGGCTCTGTAAACGTAGGATCAAGAGGCCCAATACAGATTAACCCTCTTAGCCCAGTCGCACAGATAAAACAACCAGAGATTCTGACCGGCCCATTTCTAGGTCGATGGCGTAGGTAGACGGAGATACATATGGATGATTTTGATCTAAGTTCTTTTGATACGTTTGATGTCCAACAGCGTAGGATGGAACTTGCAAACCAACCTGTTAGCGAAGAACTATTAAAGGCTAGAGCAAACACCGAAAGAATGGTGAAGCAATATAACGCCATGAATCTTTTTCTTGGCGCTATGGGCAAAAGAACAGGCGCCCCTATGTCTATGCCTACCTATGACGACAATTCGGCAAGCGTACAGAAGCAAGCGAGTCAGCAGGTCAACAGAGAGTTGATTCAGTCGTTAACCAGATTGCAGGAGCAGATAGGCAGGCCACTCACAATGGATGAGATACCTGCGATTATAAAAAGTTTTAATCTTGGCCCATCCAACATGAAGGCTTTAGAAGATGTTCTTCCATATATTGGTATAACCAGAGAAGAGCAACGAAAGCGTCGTGAAGAATCCAGCGATCTTAATGTAGCCGCCGCATATGACGAGGTAATGCAAACTCACAGAGGTTTGATTGCTGGTGCTGGGCCTGAAACTATAGGCAACAGAATTGAAGAGGCTATTGCTGATATTAATTCTAGAGATGATCTTAGTGCGGAAGAAAAGCAGGCGGCATCAGATCAGTTGTTTGCGGATTTTAAAGATGTTGCCAGCCTTAACAAAGAAAGCCGTAGCGAAATAAGGGCGATCCAGAAGGATCAAGATGATGCTCTTAAACGAGCAAGGCTCACTGGACAGAACGTAACTGTTGCTGAATACATGGACAAGGCTATTGAAAGGGTCAATAACGGGGAATCATGGGAACAGGTTAACAGAGATATTATTGCAAGTGCTAACGACTTTATTTCAAACAAAGAAGTAATGGCATCTCTTCAGAGTCAATTAAAAGCAATCAAGCCAGAGGACAAGAGAACTGCCGCTCTTAAATCTTTTGAAGAGAAACAGGGCATGATTACGGGAGGTGGAATCAGAGGCATTGAAGAGGCAATTCAGATGGAGATTGAATCTCGCAGTCAGAATCCTTTGATGTATAAGTTCACAGGCCCGATGAATGAGGCAATGGCTATCGAGAATGTATTCTACAATCTCAAGATTGCTAAACCAGAAGCCATTAACGAAGACGCGTTTAGAGCGGAGTTTTCCAAGTTTAAAGAGGCGATAAAAAACTTAGAACCGCAAATACAGAAAGATGAAATAATGAAAGCAATGAGAAATGCATCAGAGAAATTGAAACTTCCTGTCAGGCTTCTTCTGTATGTGGTATACGGTAAGGAAGGTTATGAAAAATTAATTAAAGAAGGACGTGTTTAATGTCTGATTACAGAAACCTGTTTCCTTTGGGTACTATCACGGAGGTAGCAACCGAGATAGACAAGAAACAGGATAACGTATACAGCGAGATGTTTAAAGATTTCGCGGGAGCCGCCCTACAGGGTTCTGCTGTTGTAGGATCAACACTTTCGGAGATTCTAGCGCCTCTTGACCAACCTCGTGGATTTGTTGAGGGTGCTAGAAGATCATTATATGAAGAGCCATCCGTAATGGATGAGCGGTCAACAATGGAGCGCGTTATTGAGGGCGGTGTTGAAGGATTTAAAGACCCGCAGTTCCCAGAGGTTCCAATACCAGAGAGGTTTGAAGATACTGGGATAGGTAAAATTGGGAAGTTTGGCGGTGGTCTTTCCGCGTCTATCTTGGAAGACCCGTGGACATATACACCTGCCGCTTTGGTTTCGGTTCCATTTAGAATTGTTTCTTACGCAATGAAGGCTTTGGCAGGAATAAAGCCTGTCAAGTCTGCTCTTGAGTCTGGCCCTGTTACTAAAGTTCTGGAAATGATGAACGTGTACACAGGTGACGCGGCAAAAGCAAGAAAAATTATAAATGACGTAAGGTTGGAAAGCAGGGGTCAGGAAATACTTTCCGAAAGGAACATGGCTGAAACCAATGAATACCTTAGTCAGATGGCTGCTGATGCGGGCGTTGATCTTTCTACATTGAAGGCAGCAATACTGCAGGCGGCAGAGGCTAATGATTTCTCTAAGGTGCAGGCCATCAGCAGGGAAGCCGTACAGTTTGCAGGAGATGAAAGAGCATTTTATCAGCAAATTCTGGAGGCAGAGAGAGCCGCAGATACGCCAACCGCAGACATTATGCGTCGAGCAGAGGAACTTGGCATCGAAGGATATGTTCCTCATGTTCGCAATGATACATTCACCGCTAAAGTAAAAAGGCTTTTGTCTGGAAGCATGGGAGCGCAACAGCAAAGACAAATAGCAGGAACAATCGCAGAGATCAATGCTAGAAAGGGTACTACTTTCTTCATGGATGACCCTGTTGTGTTACGCGCTATGCGTTTGAGGTGGCACAATCAGATGATGCTTGCTGACAGGGCAATGACTAGAGCGTCAAAAGAGTTTGGCGTTGCTGTGGGTAGCACGAAAAAGGGTCAGAATTTTGATCTTAACGGTGATCCCATACCAGATGATTGGGGGGTGTTAAAGAATCACGCATACCCTCCAGAAGTTCATAGAGTTTTAAACGCTCAATATCAATTACTGAGATCTCCAGAAAGAGTAGCAGGGGCCGTTAAAGTATTTGATGCAGTTCAAAATTGGTGGAAGAAATATTCTCTCGCTTCTCGTCCTGCATGGCACTCCAGAAATGCTATCGGAAACTTTTGGAATAACTATTTTATTGGCGGCGTGACAAACCCTATTGTTTACGGGCAGGCCGCCGCTGTGCAGAAAGCAATGCAGGCTAACAAGGGTTCTGTAGTAGAAAGGCTTGATATTATAAGTGGTGCTGATCGCATTGATCCATCTGTTATTGTTGGAAAAACTGGATTGACGAGAGAGCAGATTTGGAATGAGGCTGTTAAGCGCGGCGTGTATGAGTCTGGTATGTATGGTCAAGACTTGGGTCAAGCCGCTTTACGATCATCTAATATTCCTCTTTCTACTGAGTGGTCTGGAATTAACAAAGCATTTGCGGCGGGTAAGACTGTAGAGAACAACGCTAGACTTGCTCTGTTTATAGACCAACTTAACAAAGGCAAGTCTCTTGATGAGGCGGGGGATATGGTAAGAAAAACCCTGTTTGATTATTCTGATCTTTCAGAAACTGAAAGGAAGGTTTTTAAAAGGCTTGTCCCATTCTACACTTGGACACGTAAAAATGTTCCCGCACAATTTGAGGCTGTTTTAAAGCATCCAGATCGAGCGCAGAAACTTAACATTCTCATTGGCAATATGCAGAACGGTGTTCAAAAGATAGACGAGAATGACGTAGAGAAATGGGCTATGAATCAGTTTCCCATATTTCTAAATGAAAAAGACAGCGAGAAATACCACACTTTTGTGACCGCCATGTCTTACCTACCCACGGCAGAACTTGAAAGAGTATTTCAAGACCCAGAAGAAATCAAGAAAATGCTTATGGATATGGGATCGCCTGTTCTTAAAGTTCCCTTTGAATTGTTTACCAATTATAGTCTGTTTAAGGAAGATGTAATTGATTATTCTCAGGGTGAGGAAGAGGCGTTTGGCGCTGGGAAAAGCGGTGAAGGTATATTCCCATTCCGCAAAAAATACGCAGACGGAACAAGGGCTGAAGGTTCACAAGAATTTTTAGGCATAAAAGTTACGCCGAAAGAGAAACACATACTGTCCGCTCTTGTGCTTCTTAGTGAGGTAGACAGGCTTAACCCCTTCAATATATTTGGTGACGTTTCCAGCAGGGAAGAAGAGGATAGAAAATCTTGGGCTGGTGTGGAGCGTCAGGGTCAAGACATTCCAGAGTCTGCTAGATGGTTGCGAGCCATGCTTGGTTTGAGGGTATACAAAAGAGAAAAAGGTTCGGCAGAATTTTCTCATACACTAGATATGGTAAGTACGTTAAAATCTATCGAGGAAAAAATGAAGTCTGCAAAAGCCGCTAGAAACCCAGAAATTGTGAAGCATTTGGCTAAGGTTCTAGAGGACACTTTGGATAGCGCAAGATGAAAGAACTACTAGCCGCGTTTCTTTTAACGCAACAGCCTATGCCTGATGATATGTATGCTCTTGATGTCCCATTCCAACTGGCGTGTACCCCCAGTTTCATTAGCATGATGGAGCATCTTGAGAAAGACTATGGCGAAATACCTATGGTAATGAGCCACATGAGCGTTGATACAACCATTGTATTATTCGTAAACAAAGAGCAAACAACGTCTACCCTCGTGGTTACACGGAACATGAAAGATAGGGAAGAGGCTTGTATTCTTTGGGGCGGTCAGTCAAATGGTACGTCACTTAGCATTAACCCTAACCCAGTGTACCCCGAGGAAAGAACATGACAATACCTACCTATTTACTAGGCGCAATTATATTTGTGATTGGTCAGACTGCCACCGCTATCTGGTGGGCATCTGGTATATCTAATGACGTTGAGTTGTTAAAGCGCGACAGGGATGATATTAGAATGATGGTGGATCATCTGGACGTATTGACTTACAGGATTGAAAGTCTTGAAGCAACAATCGACAGGGCGTTTGGAAAGGAGATGCGTTAATGGCAGTAAAGAAAGATTCTAGGTTGGCAAGGGCTGGTGTATCTGGTTACAACAAACCCAAACGCACACCAAACCATCCCAAGAAATCTCACGTTGTAGTAGCAAAAGAAGGTAGCAAGGTTAAGACGATTCGTTTTGGTCAGCAGGGTGTAACCGGAGACAAGCAACCAACCAAAAGGCAAGCGTCTTTTAAAGCGCGTCATGCTAAGAACATAGCCAAAGGCAAAATGTCAGCGGCTTACTGGGCTGACAAAGTTAAATGGTAAGGAGAATTAAAATGGCAGTAAAGAAAAAACCAGCAAAGAAAATGTTTAAGCCTTGTCGTGGGTGTCCTACTCCTGCGGCATGTAAAAAAATGGGGCGTTGCAAAATGAAGAGCGGTAAGAAATACTAATGCCGGGTAAAGGTTTGTATGCAAACATCCATGCCAAACGTAAACGAATCAAGGCTGGATCAGGAGAGAAAATGCGGAAGCCCGGAAGCAAGGGAGCGCCAACCGCAAAGGCATTTAAAAAATCAGCCAAGACAGCGAGGAAGAAATAATGTGGGAACAAACAGTAAAGAAGTGGAACCAGTTAGGGACGAAACAAAAGATAGTGGCTATCGTGGTAGCCGTCGTACTTCTTGGCATAATCACTGCATAGCATGGTTATTCTTGACCATAGGGATGACAGGGTGCGAGACCCTGAGGGACGCGACGTACAGCGGGACGGGAGCGGCAATCGGTGCGGGAGCCGCAACTGTGATGAGCGGTGGTGTAACTGCTCCGATGCTGGGTGCAGTGGCGGGTGCATCAACGGGGATTGTCCTTGCCGATCTAACGGAGGATGACGTAGTACAGGCGGTACAACGCAAAACATTCTTTACAATTATTGAGGATTTGGTGGAGGTTGCTGGATGGGGGCTGATACTGTTTTTTGTGGGGCCGATAATTCTGGGGTGGATTTTGCCGGGGCCGCTAGAGCGGAAGAAAAAGAACTAGTCATCGTAGAATGGCGTGATATTATAGCAACTTCTGGGTGGGAGCAAGAACCAACTTGCCCCACCTTTTTTAATGTGGGTTGGCTGGTTAGACAGGACAGTGAGGTGATAGTTCTGGCAACGTGTAAAGACCCTGATGACTTTACAGGAGAGTCATCTGATCCTCCTCCTGTTTACTATGGGTTTCATGTTTTTCCTCGCGGTTGCGTTGTTTCTGTTTCTGCAGTTCAGCGTAACGCCACAGAGTAATCCCCTCATTCCTTAGAAATATCTCGGCCCATGTACGCCACTGCCCGTCACGGCACTGGATAGATTTGTATTGATTAACCCAACAAAACCTAGCGAAGTGATACCTTCTCTGTTCGTCCCACTCCTTTTCTTGTTCTTTAGATGGATTCCTCAAGTTGATCTATCCTAATATTGTACATATCAACCAAAGTCATAAACCCATTTGAATAATCCTTAGAACCTTTCCGCCAGAGTTTTGCCCTTTGGAAATACTCCTTTGCGCTCATATCACCACATAGCCAAATATTTTTTGGGTTCTTGTACCATTTACCGCCGCGCCTAATCGTACCGAGCGCGGGTTTTCCGTAGTATCCAAACTCCCCAAACTCCATGCTGATAAAAACATATCTATCAGGTTGTTGATGGGTACTGGTCTTTGCAACTGACACATCATAAAAACCTTTTGGCGGTACTGTGCGCCTCTTTGTTTTCACCTCAATCTTTTCACCATTGTAAATCATGTCGTAATCTTTCTCATCAGCCAACTCAACTCCAAGATGATTGGCTAAAGCAATCTCACCCAATCTTCCTGCGAGATTGCCGGCTCCATTTGTAATGGAGTTCTTGATACCTCCAAGATCATTTGCCCACTGCACTGCTTGGTCTATCATATCCTGATTGAACTTTAGTAATTGCATTACCAATCCTGTATAAAGTTGTTGTGCTTTTTTGAATTCTCTGATTTTGAAAGAAGTTGTAGGTTATGCCAAGTGTGCAGTCCACAAACCAGTTTATTCCCTACTGGTATTATATGGTCTACAGCGAATCCCCATTCCTGAGCCTTTAGGTAAACCAATTTTATCAGTTCATCTCCATCCCAGTTTGGAGTTGCCTCTTTAATTTTAATTTTTCTTCTTCTGTTGCAGTTATTTCTTACTGCCTTACCTTCTGGGCTAGACCTGTACTCTTTTGTATTTTGCGCGTATACATCTGTATTATCAGCATAATGTTTTTTACCGTATTTTCTGTGGTATTCTTTCCACTCTTTTGTTTCTCGTCTTTCCGCTTCTTTCTTTTTAGAACAATCAATACACCTGTAGTGAGATATTTTAAAGTTTGAGGGCCAGATGTTTTTTAGTTCCAAAGAAACTTCAACACCGCAAATATTACAATGTTTTTTCATTTACCCACTCCAGTATACATTCGTCTAACTCCTCTTTAGTTTTAAAGTATCGGTTGTCAACGTGCATATAAGTTAGTTTGTCATCGCTTGCCAGAAAGCACCACCCTTTAGGATGATTTGACCTTTCTACTCTGATGTTTGATCCGGGTATTCTACCAAGATTAAATCCGCTACCTCTTCCCCATTCAATGGACATCTGGGCCTTTCAACTCTGGACTAAAGCCAACCACATTACCTCCAATGTCCTGACGTAACATACGCTTTAACGCTCTCCACATATACTCATGCCCTGCATACTCTGATTGTTGGGCGCAACCCTCAAGCAAATCTTCCATTTCCTCATTGTCAAAAAGTTCGTGATTCATTCCGTCTGTCATCAACTCCAACGCAGAGTCAAAGTGAAACACTATCATAGCAGGTATGCTCATTTAATATTCTTCAACCTTTGGTACAGTGTCTTAGCCGCCATAAATGCTTGAAAGTTTTCATCTATTTCCGTTGACCTGACCGCCTCAAATTTACCCGTGGCTTTATCACACCTAAGTATGTAAGTTGCATCAACTGGTATCCCGTGCATATCTTCAATGGCTTTGGCATACGCCGCAACTTGTAGATGATATTCTGGGTAAACTCTCTTACTCGTTTTCCAATCAATAACACAATATTCTCCATTAATAATAGCCCTTGCATCAACAGTTCCTGCATACTTATATTTCCTGTGAAAGATTTTTTCCTCTGACGATTTCCATTCCACCACATTCTCGCCAACCCAATCTTGAAATGCGTGAATTGCGTTCACCGCTTCTTCTTGTCGTGGCATCTTCGGTATCTCACCGCCTGCAATCTTCCAATTGATTGCCGCTTCCACCCACTCATGGGTAACACTGCCTATGTTCAGCGCGTCGTGAGACTTGCCTCGATAGGCAGACTTGATACCCTTGAGCAGTGGCTCGATAGCCATGCGAGACTTGTACACGTTTGTCTTTTTGGATGACGCATCCTTGTCAAAGAAAAAGTTTTTCTCTAACCAATCAGCGCCAACCTTCAAGGCCCACGGTACAAGAGCAGGCTTTGAGATTACATCCAATATCTTGGTAGCATTAGGTATAATCTCATCGCCCACCTTGTATGAATGGAGTTTGCTGTCGAATAACATCTCGACAACTTCGCCATCATGGTACTCAATCTTCATTAGAAGGGAACTTCTGCAGACCTAGAAGAACTTTTACCAGAGCCGTTAGTAGACATTGGCTCTTCGATACGACCAGAGAACCGCAGTTTGCCAGACTCTTTTGCCCACAATGAAACCCGCATCTTGACACCATCAACCAGTGCATAGCCGGTGATGTCAGGGCGATTCTCATTACCCTCTTTATCGTTTACAAACAGTGAGATGTCTCCATCTTTTTCTTTATAATCACTCATATAATTTCCTATAGTAAGTTGTTGTGTAATCTTCGGTTGGCTTGCTCTGTACGCCATACTTCAATGCGTAGTTCTAACTGCTTGAGTTCCCACCTAAGACGCTCTTCGTTTTCAATTGCAACCGCGACACCCTCAATTGTTTTAGTGACTTCCGGTTGAATCGAAACCCAATTCTCCTTGTCTGCTACGGTCTTGCCTACCGCCTTGCCGAACAGCATGGAGCGTTGAGTCTTTTTAAACTCCGTCAGTTGATACGTTTCGGCTTTCGCCTTCGCATACTGAGGAGCAATCTCTTCTATCTTATCCAGATATTCCTCTACCATTTGATCCATAGTTTTCATAACTCGATTATACCATCATTAAATGCTTTGTCAAGTGTTCGCAGAATAAAGTTCTCCTGCCAGTCCATGAACGCCGCATCCCCTGAGTGCATCTGTGCGTGACATCTAAAACACAGCGGCATGGTTAACCAATCACTAGCCTTGTATCCCATACCACCTGACAGTGGAGCGGCTCGACCCTTTAGATGGTGGGCTACCACCGTACCATCCCTAACCTCACAACCAATACATGGCAGGGTGGCAACCCACTCAAGATAAGCCTTACTCTGTATCCGTTTTGACATACTCATTAATCAGAATGTTAGC